TCAGTACCACAGCAGTCATAGCAACAGTTGCTACGGGATCTGCTCTCCTAGCGAAACCTCTTGCAGACCTTTTGATGAGGACTTTTCGCCCCGCCATAAAGAAGGGATTGACCACTTTCCAAACCAAGGTTTTGAAGAAGACTCCAAGGAAATTGTCTCAGAATGAGTTAAGGACGAACCGTTATAGGAAATCGAAAGGTCTTGATCCTTTTGTTCTCCCGAAGAAGAAGAAGAAGGTTTGATCTCATGAACATGTGGTTTGATATGTGTTACGTTCTGTACCACAACATCAGCACATACACTGTAATATGGTGACTTTGGATGGAACATAATACCCTCTTTGATCAAATTTCCACAATTTTTTAATCTCGCGATCTCAAAGTCAAGTCTTTTGTTAGCAATCAACTGTGTCTGCATTGCTATCTGTGTCTCTACTGCTTTCTTACACTGTAATTGTGCTTTTTCATCTAGTGGTATTGACCATGTAGCAGACACACCAACAGACAAGGCAAGTTGATCCTTCTGACCTGTACGAGTAGGCATGTAATATAAAATTTCCCCTGGATTGTCTATCTGACCGTCATCATCTGCATCGTGCACGTTGTACACTGGGTCATCAAAGTAATCTTCGTATGGTTTTTGTCCAGAAATCGATCCTGTGACATATGGAGTTATGTTGAGGGTACTCCCTTGACACTGGATACCATTACCATAAGTGTTAGTAATATATGGTCCTTGTAAAACTTGAATAGCTTGATTGGTCACTGACCCACTACTATTTGCGATGGGACTAGCAGTTGCAGATACACCTCCAACAGTTTCAGCATTAGCAATAGGCATAAAACCTAGTGACAACAACGCTGTTGCTACTGTTGAAATATACTTGTTGTGTCTGTGACGCTTTGTATAGTTGTAGTTCTTTGGATCACTGTATGATTCGATAACCCTGGTCCGCTGTACGTTTCCGTGAACTGGAAGTTGCCCCCTGGGGTTGTCTGGGTGAACGTTGGTTTCGTATCGATCCCTGTCCATGTTGAATTCACTCCTTCAATGTTTACATTATTAGTCGTTGTTGTAGGCGATAGATTACCAGATGCAGTAACACCAGTGCCTGTTGCGGTCCACTGGTACCCTGTATTATAATCCATCGAATTTATAGTCTCAGTCACAGTCGTAGTTGTCTCAGTGTGAGACGTCATACTACCTTGGGTAAAATTAGGCACCACAGGCACTGCAAACACTGGGTTTGCGCCCATGGTAAAACAAATAAGAAGTAGGATTTTACTTCTCATCTGTCTCATCGAATTGATAGTTCACTTACTACCTGACCAGTTGCCTGTGTACCAGCACCACCAGCAGTTACCGCAACGGTTCCTGATGTATCGATTGTACCCGCTAGGTCACCCGCTGTTCCTGATGCTGTTGAGACTTGACTGGAAAAGTTTCCAACCTGTCCAACAGTAGGTGCACTACCTGATATGGCATCACCTTGGGTGAATGACTGAGTAAAGCTCCAACTTTCTCCTGCTGTCGCTTGGGTCGCTGACAACGTAGGTATAGCACCAACGCCATCACTGATAGTTAGACTACCAATGGATGATGTTGCACTACCACCTGACGGTGTGTACTGTGTGGTCACATTGTTACCACTTACAGAATACGTCGTACCAATGCGCTCAACCTGAGTTGCTGCTGCATTAACTGTTAACTGGACACTAGAACTTAACTTATGAGTGACGTCTGCATGTGCAGCACCCACACCTAAGAAAGGCATCATACCAAAGAGGATTGCTAATCGTTTCATGATTGTTATAGTACCTCGTTCAGCTATTTATACCTAGCAGAATTACAGTTTTCCGTACTTGAAAAAACGGTACAACTGTACTAAATATAGGTAGTTGCCTTCGGGGACTACAAACAAACTCGCTTACTAAGGAGAACCATGAGAACACTAAACTTCTCGTCCAGAGACATGGACAAGATCTTTGACGCTGCAATGACATACAGCGTTGGATTTGAAGATCTATTCAACAGGATGCACGCATCGCATTCAATTCACACATCATATCCTCCATATAATATTGTCAAAGAGACAGAATCAGAATGGAGAATTGAGATGGCACTAGCAGGATGGGCAAAGGACGACATCGAAATTAGTACAGAAACTAATGTCCTATGCATCAAGTCTAAGTCAGACAAAGAATCAGACGGAGACTTTATCCATCGTGGAGTTGCTAAGAGGTCATTCACAAAGACATTTAACATCGCTGACGACGTAGAGGTCGGCAACATTACATACACTGACGGACTACTTGCTATTCACTTGACAAAGATAGTTCCAGAGAGTCAGAAACGAAAAGTCTATGACATAAATTAGACTATATAGTGTACAATCAAAGAGACCCACCGAGGTCTCTTTTCTATTGGAGATTAACATGAACATGTATGTCAATCTGTGTCCTGCATATACACAGAAGAGTGACTCAGTGACTATGGATGTCCCACCAGACATGACAGAACACTTTATGCAATACGTTTACACTTTATCTGATGAAAAGAACATATCCGCTAGACGAGCGTTCAATGATATGTTAAAATATACATTTGAGACCCTTATGGAGAAAGATTATGAGCGCAAGAGTCGTAAGAATGCTAAACGGAGAGGACGTAATCGCTGACGTCAAGGAAGTTCGTGAGAAAAATGACGGTCCTGCACTTGCTTATAAACTCACTCAACCATACACGGTAACGATTCAACAACCTCCCGAGGTTACATTTGAAACTGATGAAGCAACAGGTATTACTGACTTCAATTCTCTCGATGTAGAGTTCACAGTTTATGTACCCTTCTCAGCAGAGGAGCATATCTTCCTGCCCCTCCCATCGGTTTTGTTTATTTACAAACCATCCACACAACTGGAAGAAAAATACACTCAACTTCTAAATCATGGTCAAATTGATCCTGCTTAAAGCAGACCCAAAGACTTACCTTATAGGTAAGATCACTGAACTAGACGAGGAACCATCCTTACTCATTGAAAATGTGTATGAGGTCAGAGACGAGAAGGATATTGTAAAGTATCCTTTGTATACAGATCAACGTGATTTGTTCTTGACTTCTGATGTAATCTTTACTATACTAGATCCATCAAGCACTTTAATGGCAACTTACGTTACCAATACTGGTGACATAAAAGCAGTTCAATAATGAATTTCTACACGGACGTTTTACTTCTCGGTGATGATATCCTCTATCGAGGGTATGAGGGCGGTCGCCCTGTACAATATCGTGAGAAGTCACGTCCTACTCTATTTTTTGTACCCAAAGATCAATCTAAGAAGTCACGTTATACAACGCTTGACGGTAGATACGCACACCCAAAGAAATTTGATGGTGCTCGTGAAGCAAGAGACTTCATGAACAAGTATGAGAATGTAGAAGGACTAGAAGTTCATGGGTATGACAGATTTGCATACCAATTCATCGCAGACAAGTTCCCTAACACAGTGGAATTTGATATGGATGTGATGAAGATATATGTTATTGATATAGAGGTTGCATGTGACAATGGATTCCCCTCAGTAGAAGCATGTTCTGAGGAAATGCTATTGATTACTGTCAAAGACATGATGTCTAACAAGGTAATCACATGGGGAACCAGAGAATATAATGCTAAGGATACTGAGTATCGTGTGTTCTGGACAGAGCAAGCGATGCTAGAAGATTTTCATTCATGGTGGGTAGAAAATACACCTGATGTTATCACTGGTTGGAACTGTCAACTGTATGACATTCCATACCTATGTCGCAGACTAGACAGAGTTCTAGGTGAGAAGTGGAAGAAGTCCCTATCACCTTGGAATGGTGTGCTAGAACGTGAGGTATTCATCAAAGGTCGTAAGCATATCTCCTATGATATTCGTGGCATTGCAACCCTTGATTACTATGACTTGTATCAGAAGTTCACATACTCTGCCAAAGAATCTTATCGACTAGATCACATCGCATTTATTGAACTAGGACAGAAGAAACTTGATTGGTCTGAGCATGAAAACTTCAAGTCATTCTATACGAATGATTGGCAGAAGTTTGTAGACTACAACATCATTGACGTTGAACTTGTTGACCGTCTGGAAGACAAGATGAAACTGATTGAGTTAGCATTGACCCTATCGTATGACGCTAAGGTTAATCTTACTGATGTCTATTCACAGGTTCGTATGTGGGATACTCTCATATACAATGACCTGTCTAAAAGAAACATTGTGGTTCCTCCCAAGGTTTCTACACAAAAAGATGACCAGTATGCGGGTGCCTATGTCAAGGAACCTGTCCCTGGGATGTATAGTTGGGTGGTCTCTTTTGACCTTAACTCACTGTACCCTCATCTTATTATGCAGTACAACATTTCTCCTGAGACCCTAGTAGAAAGAAAACACCCAACGGTTAGTATCGAGGCTATACTTCAAGAGCAAGTAAAGATAGATGGTGACTACGCTGTATGTGCTAACGGTGCACAGTATAGAAAAGACATCCATGGGTTCTTACCAGAAATGATGCAGAGGATCTACGACGAACGTAAGATCTACAAATCTAAAATGCTTAGGGCAAAACAAGAGTATGAAACAACACCAACCGTGGCACTCGAAAAAGATATCGCACGATTCAATAACATTCAGATGGC